TTAACAACCTGAATCTGACCTGCGGAACCGATATTGTATTTAGAGCTGAAAGTAATACCATCAATAAAGATAGCATCAGCATAAAGACCAGCCTCAACAATAGGGCTCATACCTGTAGCAACTGTAGCTACACCACCAATTACTAGTGCCATAATATTTATCTCCTTTCGACAATTTTATTTCTTAAGTCCTCTTGACTTTAAGAAAGCTTCTACATCTGAATCCAAATTTGCGTTTCCGCTTGGATTACCACCACCTTGAACTCCTGTTGCACCAAATGCAATTATCGATGCTGCATTAGGAGCCTGACTATTCTGTAATGGCTGGGCTGGCTGTGTAGGAGCTACAGAAACTCCAGTAGCTTGCTGTCCACTTGGAGTAGTGGATGCAGGAGCTTGCTCACCCTGCTGGGATACCCCGAATAATGTAGCGTTTGCTGACACATACTCCTTAATAGCATCATCAAAGCTTTTACCATTAACTGCAAGTTTATTAGCCTCAAATACTGCGAAATCTACAAACTGAGCTGGAACTCCAGCCTTTGTTGCTGACTCACGGTGTTTGTAGCCATTCAACTCGTTTAGGTAGGAAGCAGATAGCTTCTGTTCATTAGCCAACTGACCGTTTAACTCCTGAATCTTCTGATTCAAAGGATTGATTCTACCAGAGATGATACTATTCAACTGCTCCTGAGTGAACATCGCTTGGGTGTTCGGCTGAGCAACTGGCTGTGTCACCTGAGGTTGAGCTACAGGCTGTTGAGCTACTTGAGCTACTGGCTGAGCTGCTGGCTGAGCCTGCTGACCATTTACATTATCTACTGCATTCACAACATTATCCATTTTGATACCTCCACGATTTTACGCCTCTCGGCTATTGATTGTATAATAACATTTTTTATAAATAATGTCAAGCTAGTTATTAAGAATAGTCTACTAACTTAACTATTATTTTTTTCTCTCTCAATTTCAGTAACAACCTTAGTTGCTGCCTCAATTGTCTCACCGTACCACTTAGCACGATATTCAGCTTTGGACATAAGTCCCATTTCTACATCTTTTCTATCCTGCTCTCTTTCATCATTATCACTATCAATGAAACCATCTGTTGCAGTAACATCAATCTTTGCATTATCATTGACATTCATATTTAGAGCATTCTTACCAAGGAATAAGATAGCTGTTGCCATCTTCTGTAAAGCCTCAGTTAACTGAGTTGTCATCTTCTTTACATTACGCTGGAAATCATTATGCTGACCGATATATTCAGTAGCAGTTTTAACTGAAGTTCCATCGAACTTGTAATACCCCGTTCCAAGACCAACCTTGTCAGACAGTATATTAAGCTGATTCTGTAACTCTTTATCAAGAGAGTCAGTATTCAATGTAGGATGAAACTCCTTGATATACTCATTAACATCTGAAGTAGCATCATCACCAAAGAACTGCATATAAGTCTGCTTAACATCCTGAGGTGCAATAGGCTTACCATCTTCATCAACAGTAAGTAGCATCTTATTCATCATTACGATACGCTGACCAGTTATAACCTCACGAACGCAGCTATCATAAGTAATATCACAACAAGCTAAGTTATCTGTAGCTTCGGCATAAACACTCAATCCCATAGGACTATCCAAATCAATATTATTTGCAATATTAGTCTTAAAGATACAGAAAAGCGGTGTTTTACTGTGAGTTTTTATCAAAGGTAAATAACCAGCAGGTAAGCTTGCAGAATTATAGTTCATATCAATAAGACTATTCTCAATCACATATTCTCCTTCAGGACTGAGCAGATGTGCCGATACTAACACATGTTTTCTTTCTGAAATCTGAACTTCAGATACGAATGCACATTCAGTAACTATATTGTTTCTGTAAGATATTGGAATAATACGGCAAGAATTATAAATCTGCAAATTTATCTTACCCTGCTCACTAGCAATAATTTCACCGTCAGCATCTACCCCAACATTTGCCAAATCAACAACGATAGCACCTGTACCTAAAGCAAAAGTCTGCTCAACAATAGTAGAAAGAATTGTCTCAAAGTTATTACTTCCAAGTACACCTCTATTACCTTTAGAACCATAAAGGAATATACCAGACTTGTCATCAGAGCTTACAACGAATTTAACACCTTCATTAAGTAAACTTGAAGCCCAGTCTTCGCAAATCCTCTTTGCCATCTTCAGTCTGTAAATCTTTCTTTCCTGAATATTAAGACCATTACTAATCTTTGTAACATGGATTGCAGGTACATACCCCTTGTACCACTCTAACCAAGTAGATATTTCACTGTAAAATGCTGTATTAGAATAGCATTTACCATACTTGGATTTAATAAACTTGATGACTGAACCATAGTCCATATTTGTTTACCTCCTATTCGCAATACTTAATAAGTTTTTCCAAGAATCCAGACCAGCTATATTCTTCAGCATCGGCTGTATCTATATCAGCTGTTCCGTCATCTAGTCTTTCATCTTCGTGACCTTCTTTACTGTTCCATACCTGCGTTGAAGTAGAATCAATAACATTTGCACAAGAATTTAAGCACTTCCAATGTGACTTAGCTATCATTAGCTTCTTTGTATCAATTCTTTTCTTTATAGTCCATTTCTTACTATCAAGAACTCTGATTACCCCAACTTTGTGTAACTCTTTGATAACATTTCTTATCTCGTTAATCATAACTGGGTCAGCACAATCACCCCAAATATATCGGATTGGAATAGATGTAAAATTCATAACACCTTCTATAAACTCTTTACAAGCATTATGAAAATCCTCTACATCTTTTTCACCACCTGCCATAACTAACTTGTAATCTTTTATTATTAAAACATCTCGATAATTATTTGAGATAACTGTTGCTACAAATGTTGTATTACTTCCATTACCACCGAAATCTACCCCAATAGATATGAACTGCGGAGAGTTTAACCTTATATATTCAGTAAAGTCACTTACTAACCAATTTGACTTATCCTTTGCAAATAAACTAAATATCAAACCAACTGCACAAGCTCTATTACCTAAAATATAACGCTGATACTCCATAGAAGTCTTATCAGGATATTTAGATGTAAAACTCTTTATTTGTGCTTCAGTTAATGCAGAGTTATCGAACAAACTGCATTTCATATAGTTATATCCACCAAAGAATAAACCAGCTTCTTGATTCTCCTCATACTTATCAAGATACTTTGTATAAACTTTGTGAGTAGGATAAACTGGGTTTAAGTCCCACCATACCTTTTGGTTCTTACTCTGCGTAAGTCTGGAAAGTGCCATATCGATGAAGCACTTCTCATCATCTGATATATAAAGATTAGCTAACTCAACCGAGAGCCAACTACCAAAACTCAAACCTTGTATCTTTTTGTAAGAGTCAGATTGAGAACCACCAACGAAGATTACAATTTTCTCACCAGTCTTAGTTGTAATCTTCATACACTCATTGCCCTCGTATTCGCCAGTTTTATATCTACCCCTGAACAAATACTTAAGACCTAAACCATTACAGTCTGCAACATTTAATCTTGCTGTTGCTATTGATGCACCTGTTACTAGATGTACCTTATCTTCACAAGTTTCCAAATAACTAGCAAAACTAAAAATATTTATAACTGACTTACCTGCTCTATAAGCACCCTCTAAACAATTTATCTGATTTGTGAAACATCTTTTGTAATAGGCTACATATTTTGGACTAAATGGCTTTACATTCATAGTCACTGTAGCTGCCATTAAGATGCCTCCTTTATCTCAGGTAACATACCATTTTCAATTAAGGAGTTCATATCAGTATTGAAATCCTTTTCAAGGTCTTCAGAGGATACCCCATTAGTCGAATCATTAGCATCAATATCTGCATCAATATCTTCATCTACCATTTTCTCAAGAGCTTCAAGGTCATCATCGTCATCTAACTCAGCTGTAGCCATACTAAATGCATTCATCTGTGGGTCATTAACTGGTAAACCAGCACCCAAGAATAAAGCCATAAGGTCTTCAACATCTACCTGACGACTACCATCTAGCGAATAAATCTTTAATAACTTCTCAAAAGCCCACTGCTTATCTATAAATCTAGGCATACCATTTTTGTCGAAACCAGCGACCATTGCACCGTCTTCTGCATCCCAATCCTGAACTTGAGTCTTGAGATAAATATTTGTCTTGGTATAACCTGTTTTATCATCTAAAATATTAGTGCTTTCATAATATTTCAAAGGGTTAAATGAAATCATTCTTTTTAATCTTTGAATCATATTAGCCTGATACCCCTTATCTTCAGCTAATATTTCTTCCTTGATTTCATTTATACGAAGCATAACGGCTTCTTTCTTAAGTAAACGATTTGCCATCAAAGAATGATATGCATTTCTCTTTGTTTTATCCTTTACTCCATAACCACCTACAAAACCTGCTCTACAACAAGCTTCTGCAGGGTCTAGTGCTTCTCTCGCAAGTATTTGACAGAACTTTTCCTGTCTTTCAGTTAATGCTGTAGCTTTCATATTTATATCACCTCCATAAGAGTATGGCTTAACGCCCATCCATTAGTCTGAATTATTGACCTATGGATTATATTTTATATTGAAAA